AAAAGGTTTCTTACCTTTTCAGTTTTTGATAGTTTAGCTCTTGCCATGTTATTTGTCTCCTTTGACATATTAAATAAAAATTTAAACATAAGTGTTTAAACTCCTTTCTTGTTTTGAGTTTAATGTACTCCTACAATTGCCAGGCAAAGCGTACTTTAGTAGTTTGACTAGCGAATTCTTATTTGTCATTATCTGGTTCAAAGTCAGGTGTAAAATGTATATCTGCCATATCAGATAAATCTCTAACTTCGTCCTCTACATCTTTAGAAAATGGTTTATGTGGTCTATGTTTAATATCTAATAGTTTACTATAATCTAGTCTAGCAGATTTGTTTTTACCACTTGTATTTAATGTAACCATTTTATCTGTTAATGATTGTGCTGGATGTTTTCTATTGAAATCACGGTAAACCAATCCTCTAATTGTATCAATTACAAGTGCCAAGTCAGCCGTAAATGTCAGTTGATTTGTTCTAATACCCATTGCTACAAACTTGTCTAATAATTGATATGCAATATCATCAACATTTCCTTCTACAAACTCTTTCGTTTGTTCTTCAACTAAACGATTGTGTTCTTTTGGGTCAACAGGATGTTGGACTTTAGTTTTGTCTTTAATTCTGTTGGTCGGAAATAGTATAATATTATCTTCACTCAATTATCTCTCCTTTGAAATTTACTTTACCTTTTTCATTAAAGTGTTCTACAAGTTGATTATAACCACCAATTAACTCTCCATCAATCTTAATCTGTGGCATTTGCCTCACATTTTTACCAATGTCTTCAATTAGTTTACTAGGGTCAGAACCAAAGTCTTTTTCTAAAGATTTCTCTTCGTATTCAAGGCCAAGATTTTTTAGTAAGGTTTTGGCCTTGTTACAATAGATACAATTGTTTTTACTGTATATCGTTATTGTCATCATTCTTCTTTAGGTTGTCCCATGCCTTTTTACTTTCACCATTTAGGTTGTAAGCGTCAACAGCTTGTTCAACTGTGTAGTTGTACATTTTGTTAAACTTACCTAGAGGCAATCTCATACCTATCCATGTTCTATAGTATCCGTTTTTAGTTAGAGTTACATCTTGTGCAAAGATTTCATAACCTCTTACAGGTGTATTTTCAATCTTATTGACCAAGGCACTTTCAACCTCTGATACTACAGTTTTTGTTTCAGTTTTACCAAGTTCAGTTATGAATTGTTTTGATTCTTTATTCATCTCACCCTTGATAATATCTGCCAATTCAGATTTAGCCATCATTTTAGCTTTCTCTATTGACAATTGTAAATCTGGAGAAACAGCAGTTGCTACACCATAGATACACATTTTATCATTGTCTTCTTTTGTCCACATTGAAGTGTCACAAGCTTTAGACTCATTGATATCAGCCATGTACCAAGATGGTACTTTGTCAACAACATTACCACTCTCAGATTTTATCTTATAGGTACTATTCATACTAGAACAGGCACTTAGACCTACAATAGCAACTAGAGCACCTAGTTTCATCACTTTATTTTTCATCATATATTTTTACCACTTTCTCGTACATTATATACTAACTCTTGTAAGAAGTCAAGCGTGGATTGAACATATGTCCAGGCATCCTCACTAGATACATCATATAGTATTACTAAAACAAGAGCAATAATGATTATATATCTTATCATTATTTCACCTCCCATTCACCATTTGATTGTAAACATACTTTTCCTGGTGACTTAAAAGCGTGTTTATCCCGACTATAATATCGGCAATATTCAGGTGTTTGTACATCTCTGTAATAGAATTGTGCAAATAAGTCCCAATAACCTGGGGTTTCAATGCCTTGTCTACCATCAGCACACACCAATTTTTCTTCTTTTGTAACTGTATCGCCATCTGTGACGATTTCAATTTTAATATAACAATATTGTCCATTAACTTCGTGTGGTTCTATATTCTTAATCTTAGGATACAACAAATCGCCTGCAATGGCAAGTCCAGAAATCAATAAGAACAAAATGAGAACAAATGTAAATGTCAAATATCTTTTCATGTTAAATCTAGGGTCCATCATGGTTTTTCTATCCATTGTCCGTCTGGTGTTTGACAAGCAGTACCAAATACTACCTCTCTCTTGACGCCTCCGACACCAACCAATGGCCAACTACTTGTAATATCTACAGTTGCGTCATATTCTTTAAACTTAAAAGGTCCTACCATATATGACTTACTAATCTTAATAATACCTGAATTGCCTGTTTTTTTATTGTACCAATTTGTATAAGATGAACCATAACCTGGTGCTGTATTTAAATGGTCTACGAATACTGCGTTGTGTACATCATAATCTGAATTGTACATAATTTCT